TGCATTTAGATAAGCCATAATTAAACCTCATTTTATTTCTCCCCAGTTTTTACCAGATTCATAATCTACCTTGTTAGGTATTTCTAAATCAACTGCGTTCTCCATAATATCCTTTATTTTAGCAGCTTCAAGAGGATTAGTAACTGATATATCAAGTTCATCATGTATTTGTATATGTGGTGTAATACCCTCTTTGTGTAATTCTAACATGGCTTTTTTAGTCATATCAGCAGCAGATCCCTGAATTAATTTATTTAAAGCTTTGTATGTATAAGCACGTTTGATGCTTGCTCCATATTCCTGCCTTGCCTGATCAAATGGTAATGCCTTGTGTACACCAAAATGATTAGGCTCCCACAGGTGAAACCTGCACAGTCTACCCAACAATGTACGAATTTGGCCACGTTGTTGTGCTCTATTTGATACGGAGTTCATCAAAGTTTTTACAAATGGAACTCTATCATGATAAATTTTAAATAATTCTTCAGCTTTATCTTTTGATACACCTAGCTCTGCCTGAAGTTTGGCCTTACCCATTCCATAAAAGAGTCCAAGGTTAATTGTTTTAGCTTGTGATCTTGGTATATCTGCCATCTTTGCAACGATGGTATGAAAATCTGCATTACCATCTTCGTAAGAATCTTTTACACCAAAGACACTTGTATCTTGATCAAGAGATGCATAATGAACAACCAACCTTGGTTCTTGTTGACTGTAGTCAAAGCATCCCCACTCGCAGCCAGACTCGGGTATAAAGAGGGATCTAATCAAAGGACCCAAGTCTTTATTACGAGCAGGAATTTGTTGTAGATTAGGATTAGAATAACTGAACCTACCAGTTACAGTTCCTCCAGTATCCGATCTAATTTGATTAATATCAGCGTGTATTCTACCATTATGTTCATGTTTTATAATAGTATCTATAAATGTTGTATGTGCCTTGTTTATTTCTCTAGCTTTTGATATACATTGTACCAAAGGATGTTTATGAGTAGAAAGAAAGTTTTTTGTAAATGAAGGAGCCTGGGTTTTTAGTGTTCTCTCGTATGGTAGGTTCAGCTTATCAAAAACTTTCGCAATCGATCTTGCTGCCCATATTTGAGTATCTATTCCTGTTTCTTTTTCTACTTGTCTCAGGAGTTCTTTTTCTTCTGATGCTAACTGGTTCTTTAATTTATGAGCTTTTGGAACGTCCACTCTCACCCCAAGAAATCGCATATCAACCAAACAAGGAAACAAATCTGTCTCAAGATTAAATATTGCTTCTAAGTCTTGATCTAATATTTCTTTTTGCATAACTTTCCATAAACCTAAAGTTAGTTCTGCATCACGTTCAGCATAATTACCTACATACATAGCAGGTAATCTCCACATGTCAGCTTTAGGATCAACACCCCATTCTTTTGCAGCGTTAGTTAATTCTGTTTCATTTTTACCATGACCTAAATAATCCCAACCTAAAGATCCAAGATCATATCTAAATCTATTTTCATTTACTAAAGATGCAGCAATCATAGTGTCAACAATCTGTCCATTAATTTTTATACCCATAGATCTAATCCAACAAACATCATACATCGCATTGTGAAAAATTTTTGTTGAAGTTGTTTTACAAATGTCTGTAAACCATTGAATTACTTTACTTTTTTCTAGGTTACCACCACCCTCATGATCAAACGGAAAGTATCCTGAATAACCATCTGTTGCAACTGCGATACCAACAACTTTACCTTTACCAACAACAGAACCTGACCCCATAGTTTTTAGTTCTGGATCATGTGTTTCTAAGTCAATTGCAATCTCGTCACAAAATCTTAAGTCAGGAAATTCTGTAGGCTTGACCCATTCTGTCTGTGCATTAAAAATCATTTGTAGTCCCTTTCAATAATCATCTCTATAAAATGTATTGCTTTCAATAAATCTTCTTTTCCATTTTTATCACGGTGTCGAATTATATATTTTATAGCACAACCTTCAGGATATAGCAATTCATTCTCTACTACAAACTTACTTGGCTGTATTTTATATTTTTGATAATGACTCCCGCCATGCTGCTTGTCCCATACATCACTCATAACTTAAACTCCTTTGATTTATTTTGTGATTTAATTAAGTATAAATTTTTCATACTTCTTGTTATACCTACATACCAAACTCTGTATTCTTCATCTTGTTTAGCTGCAGATTTTTTTGCACCTTTTAGTGTGTTTGATGTATGATTCAAAAACAATATTACGTTTGTTGCTTCACCACCTTTAGCTCCATGTATTGTTGATACTTTTATTCTTGCTTCTTTCGTTGGATCTTCTCCATTTAATAATAACAATTGCATATAAGTTATTTGACTTTCGGGTAACTTATCAAATGCATCATGCCATTTAAGAGATAAATTCATTGGTCCTTTCATTCTTTCTTTTATTCTTTGTATCTGTATATCAGGTATTGTTATTTTCTTTTGTAGTGAAGACCAATGTTGAATATCTTCATACAAACTTTTACCAATGCTATTGCCTTGTGCTGTATTAAAAAACAAACCTTTCTTTTTTAAATATGTTGGTACAGATTTTAATAGTGATTTAGTTCTAGTTAATATCAACCAATCTCCTGTTGACATATTTATGTCTGACAATCTATATCTTTCAAAAATTTCTCCAGTTTCAGACTTTGGAAAATATTCTTTGTCAATCCTATTTTCTTCTATTCTAGTGATGACATTTAATGCAACTTCTTGTATAATACTTGGCACTCTTTCGGACTGTTTTAGTGGTATTTCTTTTGCATTGTAGTTTATAAATGAATCTACATCTGCACCAGCCCAACCAAATATTGCTTGGTCATCATCACCTGCAACCCATACATCACAGTTAGTATCTTTCTCTATTTTATTTATCATAGCCCATTGTATTAATGATAAATCTTGTGCTTCATCTACAAATATTACATCAAAGTCTGGTGTAACATCTTGATCTAAAAATTTTTGTATCATGTCTGTAAAGTCAATTAAACCATACACATCTTTGTAACTTTTAATTTCTTTTTCAATAGCATCTAATTTATCTCTTTCTATTTTAGATAGATGTTCGTTAAGATCTAATTGATCCATCACAGATATTTGTCTAACTCTAGCTAAATTTATTAAACTTAAATATTCACTGTCTGATGAAAATATACCATTCCAATTATTTATTTCATATGAAGCATATTTAATTTGTATCCCACAAGTCTCACCAATAACTTTATAATTTAAATCTTGCATAACATTTTCTTCTTTGAGTCCTAAGGTATTAAAAGCTAGAGAGTGTAAAGTTTGAAAATACTTAATATCTTTTTTTGTAAGTTCTGTTTTAACTTTTAAAAATCTATCTCTTGCTTCACCTGCAGCTTTTCTTGTAAATGCAAAGTAACCTATCTTTTTTAGTGATACGCCTTTATCTACATACCTTTGCACCTCATTTAATAATCTTCTAGTCTTACCTGTTCCTGGTGGTCCTACTACTTTATATCTCATTAATAATTACTCTTCTTTCTATCAACTGGTTTATACTCTATTTTATCTATATGTAATTGTTTTACTCTACATACTTTCATTGTTTTGCCATCTACGTTAAGAGAATGATTAAACTCTACCTCACATTTATCTTTTAATTTTTGTGCGATACGCTCCTCTGGTATTTTCCAACTTGCACCTAGATGATCTATGAAAGATGTAAATTTAAAATAGTGATGGCCATCCTCTGTTAGACAAGATCCACTATTTATTTGGATTCTATTTTTAGCTCTTGGTCCATTTACACAATATTGATATAACTCTTCTTCTAATCTATCTTCTATTTGAGTTCCTTTTGGTGGTGTTATCTTTACAGAATTTTTTCTAAAATCTGTTAGTTTAGCTCTAAAGTCTTTTGGTTTTAGTGGCTCATGATAGATACCTGTCTGCTCCCATATCAAATCAAGTAGCTCTGTTTGTTTTGTTATTAGTCGCCTGTTGCTTGCTACAACACCAGCTTTAGTTCCATCTGGTAAAGCTACATTAAATCTATATTCTGGTTCCGCATACATAATAATTTCAAAGTCTGTAATATCTGGAAACATTGTGATACTATCTGATTTAACACCAAAAGGTCTAGAGTAACAAAGACTACGCATACACTTACTATGTATTGGATCTTCGTAACAAGTATGACCTGCAGTGTCTTTTTTCCACGCAGCTATTTTTGAATCTAGTTTTGATTTATCCCAAGGTGTCTCAAGATAATTATAATTTGCATTTGCAACACTATCAGGCCATTTATCTTTATATTTCTTTTTAGCAAAGACCATGTAGTTGTACATAAACCTATCTCTGCCATCATCTAATTTTCTTTTAGAACATAAAGCCAAACATGGTGGACCATCATCAAACTCTTCGTTTGTGCCTACTAAAATATTCTTATATGTTTGATCAACTAATTTATCTAGTTCTTGTTTACCTATTCTGCTTTGATCTGCTGCTTTTAAAAATTTTTCTATATTTAATTTATTATTATCTTTATCAACTGCATATCGATTAGTGTTATCATTATTAAAATATGGTAAGTTTATAAAGTTACCTGGTTTAATCTCTCCCTTATCATCTTCTTTCAATTCTTTCTGTTTAGGAAAAACCTCTGTATCAGGATCTAATCCAAGAGGCAGTAAAAAAGATTTTAAAGCCGAGATTAGATCGACAGTCGGTATTGGTTCTTTCAAAAACAAATAACAATGTAGTCCTCCGCTTTTAGATAATAGTGGTATTAGTGGTAATTTATATTGTTGAAATAGTGCTAGATAATTTTCTATTTTAAATGTTGAATAATTTTTTGGATCAATATCTATACAACCAAATTGTGAAGTTTTATCTAATCTACATGGTTGTATACCGATAGATATCTTGCCTTCTATGTGATCTTTATAATCACCTTGTGTGATAGGCCTACCTGCCCACTCATAGTTTGGTTTAAGTTTATTTTTTTCTGTGTCTAATTGTGCAGAAGACATGTCTGCAATACCAAAATCACCTTGGTATCCTGTAAATAATTTTATAAATTCATCAACCATAAGATCCCGGGTCGGGGTAGCTCCACTCTCGCTTCGCTACCCCTATCTCCTCTTGACAGAGTAGAATTAATAGTTCGAGTCCTCTGTATTAGACTCAGCTTTTGTTTGACTATTTTTTAACGAGTTATGGAAATCTTTTGCCATTTGATAAACTCCAGCATCATCTACTTTCTTTATCAAATTAATATTATATCCATGCCAAGTAAAACTACCAGAGTTTTCAACAGAGTTTAATTTATAAACTCTAGAAAACATTGGTGCCGGTACAGACTTATTGGTTTTTGGGTCTACCTCAAATTGATCTTCCATTAGTGAGTTCCAACTTCTACTAACTTTTAACTGTGTTGACTTCATAGTCATCAAAGCTTTTTCTGGTCTATCACCTAAGATAATTACAAAGTGATTTGCTGTTTTGATAATTTCATTACCATTTGTTAGCATATCTTTGTTTCTATCATTTTGAGTTGTTTGACTCATGATACCTGGACCCCTATCATTGTGGATAGGTCTACCTTCTCTTTTTTCAAAAGGTGCCCACTCTGGGTATGTCATTTTATAAAAAACCGGAATAACCTCTATTCCTTTTTCTCCACTATACAATTTTTTTGTAACCGTATTGTAGAACATACCTGCTTCTGCTCCTTCAACATACTTTGCATGTTTCTTTTTAGTTTCATCTGAACCTGATTGTAACAACTTCAGAAAAGGCAATGCAAGATCTGACTTGTCTATGTTTTCAAGACCCATTCCTGAATCTGATACAAAGTCCAATGTCGCTAATGCACCACTTTGTTTTGTCGCTAAGTCTCTTGTTTCTTGACTCATGTTATTTGCTCCTTGTTATTTTTGTTTTGTTTCCCTTAAACAGATTGAAATGTTCAGAGGGTAAGTC